CCTCTTGGTCATCTTTTGTAGTGAAGTGCACATGATTTGAATATTGTCCTACTGGGGTGTTTCTTTTTACATCGGCAACCCCTATATTGACGGCTTTTGTGAGACACTTAGCGTCAATTTCTCGGATATCATCCATCATGGACAATAACTCTTTCCGAAATTGCTTAATAGCAATCTGGTTAGCTCTCTGATTATTGTTCATGCTGTATCACTTCGCTTTACACTATATTGCATACCGGCACCACGGGGAAAACCTTCGCCTACGGTCAGTGTTATTACCGCTCCGCTCTTATGCTGAGTAATGATAACCTTATCGCCTTCTTTGGCTGTATTTAAGCCACAGAAAAGCGTATGTGAGTTAATCAACGTCGGAATACCATCTTCACCCGTATCAGTCAATGAACCACCACTATAATGACACTTAACTCCACTTGGTAATTGCAATTCTTCATGACTTGAAGTTACCTCATCGACCGTCTCTTCGATATTTCGGTATATATCCATTGTATCTTTCCATAATCGTTCAAGAGGACTACCCATTATCTCAACCTCCTAAACTTCCGCAGGCTTTCTTTATCCTTCTTGGATAAGCCGTACACGGTTTCTTTGGATACATCATCGCCAATATTATAAGTAATAGATGTATCGCCCTCCTTGATACTCTTAACATCAAATACAGAGGATGTACCATTCTCGGCCTCATAATTAATTACTGTCTGTACTTTCTTTCTGATGTACGGCTCAGCTTCTAATGGTAACTCGGTAAGATTGCAATAATTTAACGCTTCCTGAATAACATCAGAGATTATTAAATCCTTTGCGATATCAGTAATTTTAAGATTAGTTTTCACTAATGCGGTTAATTCTATTGTGGTCACTGTATCAACTCCTTTTCAAAAAAGGGAGCCGATTACTCAGCACCCTCGTTAGATTTTGCAAGCAGATCCATAAGTTCTGCTTTATTTGCTTTCTTATCGTACTCAATGCCTTTTTCATCAAGCAAAGCTTGTATCTCTTTGTTTGCAGGCTCAACCTTCTTTTGAATGCCTACCACATGGTCATGCAATCTCTTAATTCGTCTTTCCTGGCTCGTCATATAGACAACTCCTCTCTAAATAAAGAGGGGATATCGCTACCCCCTCGGTTTACAGTTACTAAGCGATCTTGAACATGAACTTAACGATACGTACTGCCTTAGGATCATAAACCCTAGTCCAGTTCGTGCCTGTTTCAAGTTCTGTGAGGCTCGGGAATACCTTTGCAGTACCCGCAACCGGCTCAACCCACTTAACACCGCGAGGATGTAGAATAGAAATCTTTCTGTTAACAAGAATGTCCTCGCCGGCAAGTGATAAGCCTTTTCTAACAACTTCGGTCTGTTGGATATCTTTATGGCTGCCATTTCCCCATGCAACTGCACCGGCACCGAATAAATAAGACTCTGCCGCTCCGGTTGCGGAATCGAATGCCATGGAGTCGTCAACTATAACTCTCTTGCCCATGAAGGTCTTAATTCTAATCTTGCTTTTGGAATCCTCCACGGTTTGGATCATATCATTCTTTGCGAGATATGCTTCAACTGCACTGTGCATTGATACTGCGGTTAATAAGTCTTTAGCATCGCCCATCTTCTGTGTTGCATCAATAAAAGTGCTACCACCGATCAAAGCTAAATTACCCACCAATGCAGTAATGTCATGGATTTTTTCTGCCATGGTTGCTGATGCGAATACACCATCAAGGGTAGAAAGTAGAATTTGCTGATACTGTCTTTCCCAATACTTCGCGAATAGATCTGCGATAGCCTTCATAGGATCATCACCGGACAATACAGCCGATAGTGCGTTAGCACCATAGGATTTAACAAACCCTAATTTTCTAGCAACATCTGCACTAGATCCGATGTTGCCAGGAGCGGTTTCTCCATCATCATCCATAACCTCAGGATCACCGGTTAAGTCTTCCCAGAAAGGCATATTGATTAATGTATTGGCTCCACTAGCCAAAGAGTCAAATTCGCTGTTATGTTCAGCAACTCCACTCTGGATCAATTCGGAGAGCTCCATGGTTCTCTGAACTGCATAAGGTGTAAATACTTCGGGTTGGATAATATCTGTTACTCTTGTTACTGGCATAATTTATTACCTCGTTTCTTTCTTATTATTTTGGTTAATAGTTACACGCTAGCCTTATACTGAGCTGCTAAGGTCGGATTCTCTCTGAGGAGCTTTCCTTGCTCGGTAAGGTTGAAATGTTCTTTACTCCATGGGTTCTTACCTCCTAATGGAGTTTTGTCTTTGTTGAATGGATCCTTACCTGTCACTACAGGAGTGAAAAGATCTTTGTAAGTCTCCTTGATCGTGATCAGCTGCTCATCGATACCGGATACTGCTCCATCGGCACCAACCACTAATTTGGACTTGTCAAACTTTGTAGCCAGTAGATCCGGATACTTGGTATCGGTCAGTTTCGCTTGGATTGCAGTATTGATTGTTAGTTCCTTAATCTTACCCTCATATTCTGTCTTCGTGTTTGTGTTAGCATCTTGCAGATCTTTGATTGTTTTTTCGAGTTCCTCATTGCCCTTAACCTTTTTATTAAGTTCGGTCAGTTGATTATCTCTATCCTTTATCTGCTGTTCCAGGTCTTTCTTGGTTTCGTTCACTTCATCGAAACGCGTCTTAGGGATAAACCCTTTGAGCGATTCCGTATAAGCATCCATAACCTTTTGTGCCTGTTCCTCTGTCATTCCTAATGCTAGTAAATCTTCTTTCTTCATATATGCTTCCACCTTTCAAATTCAATTGTTAACCCGGTTCAGTCCGGTATTATTTGTCTCATTTATTTAACGTCGTTGATACCAGCCGACGATTTTAGATATAAAAAATAAGACGTTTAACCCAACGTCCATACTAGGGAGATAAGTGAATCACCGCCTCTCTATTCTACTATATCATAGGTCTTTTCGAATATATCCGGTTTACATGGATAAAACTCACCTTGCACCCCACGAATTATGTAATCACCCATGTTTGCTTCCATAACACCTTCAATTGTTTTGATATAGAGTTTATTGCAACTTCGTCCTATTTCTTGACTTACTAATTGCGGCAATAGCCAATCTACGCTTTCGTCTGAACCATCAAACTTTACAGCGTCAATAACAATTGGTTTCTTTCTGTATTTCATCCCTTTCACCTCCTCCTAGTGTTTCGGAATTCTTATAACTCTTTCCTATTAACCCAATAGAAAAGCACCTACCGAAGTAGATGCCAAATTTTAAGTATAAAAATACCACCTACCGTTATTATAGATGGTATTATACTTCGATTACCGAAAATATATAATCGCTGATTTTTTCAAGCCGTTTACCGATATCGTTGACTTCATAGACTTTGTCAAAGCCTATTTCCACAACAAGATCATTCAGCCATTCATATAGTTCCGCTGCGATATCTTCATCATTAATTGCAATACTATCATCCCATTCAAATACAGCAGAGGCAAGCATGGCCTGTTCATCAGTGCCAAGCAACGGGAAGAAAAAATCATAATCATCTTTTTTAATTGTCAACATCCTTATTGCCTCCTTTTCTTCAGGTTATTTGCATATTTTGAGCTTGTAGGGTTCACCTGAATAATTACTCCGGTATCAGGATTAATAGAAACCGTCGCTTTTTCTCCAATATACTTCTGACTAGGTAATCCATTATCGCTTATTTTTATTCTACCAGTTTTTAGTGGGTTTAGCAATGCTTCTTTCGTATTGGCTGCAGATACATTTCTTTCAATCGCTCTATCAACCGCATGTTTTGATATATTTGTTATCTCAGTTCCATTACTTGACATGGCACCGATGATATCATTGTATTCGCTCTGGGTCTTCCCTGTAATATATTTATCATGCCATTGATTATAAGTCATATCAGCAGGCACCGTGTAACTCTTCCCAGCAGAATCTCTTGCTACCCTAGTATCATCAGATAAATCCTCATCATCGTAATGCGGAATAGTCGTGCATCTATCAAACGCATGTAACGGAGGCATGCTCACGCCAACAATGCCCTTACCAACTTCAAACGGTTTCCCGTCTAGCTCTGCACATCGTTCGCATGTCTTCATATCGAGTGTTGCTAGCCATTGATACTTCTCAACGCCGTCTTCTGTATATGCAGCCTGTGAGCCCTGTTCGATGATAAAGGATCCTTCTGTATGCAACAACCGGTAAGCTTCATATTCCTTTGTACCAAACTTCTTCGAAAACTCACCTGCAAGTGTCTTTGGATTTCTGCCTTGGATCATCATTGTGGTGATACTCTCGTTCAACTGCTGGAACATGTAATCCTTTTGCTTCCAGAGCCGCGTTGAGAAGTCAGCTCCATCGAACGGATACTTTATCAGCTCCTCTACAGTCTTCGCACTGACTTGAGCAAATTCTTGATGAAAACCATGATATTGATCAATATTAAACCAGGTCCGGTAATAGCTGTCGGAATATACATCCTTTAATGTATTCCCGACTTGATGCTCATAATCTATTGCGTACAGCTGCTGGAGAGTTGCATCAATCTGTTTCTGCAAAGCTTCATAACGCGTTATCCTCGCCCTGATGCTCATGTTATTGAGCTCCAGATTGTACTTACCCATATTTTCATAAGCTTTGTCGATAAAGTCCTGTAAATCACCTATTTCGGCTTTACTGAGCTTTAGCTGCGCACTGGCATAGGATAACTGATTTTCCTCGGCGTATCGCCAGTAGAAGTTATTGATAACGGATTGGATTTCTCTATTGGCCTGTTCGAAGGATTTCTCTAATTCCTTGTAGTAGGAATTGATTTTCTTCTCACCGGACAGATATTTCTTTTCCTGACGCTCTTCCCAGTATTTCTTATTCGGTGTAGACATTATTCTTCACCGTCCTCATCATCCTCTTCATCTTCACCCAGCATCGGAACCTCTTGCGACTTAGCCTCTTTTTTTAGTCTTGCTCTTTCCGTTTTATAGTCCTTAGTCCAAGGATGATTTTCGATGATGGTCTGCTGACTAATAACACCCATGCTGTTCTGGCAGTCAGTAATAGCCGCGCTCTCATTAATTGCGATATCACGGTTGAATATTATGCTGACTTCTTTATCTGATACCTGTTGCCTTGTGATTTCGAGGTACTTATTAACGAAATACATCTGCTGTTCGAATGACCACTTAAAACTGTCCTCCAATTTATTGCACTTAAGGTCTAATCCGGAATAGAGGAATTCAAGCGCAATGCCAGAAGGACTGTTGCCAAGCTTATCCTGCCCCTTATCAACCGCTTGTCCATATCTGTATATATCCTTGGCCAACTGCAGGAAGTGTTTCTCCGCTGCATCAATATTGATCGTTGGATTGAGAGTGGTAACATCACCATCTTCATCAACCTTAATACCGTGATAATACGCAAGGTCACGCATGAACTGGCTTAAATTTTCACCACCATATCCTTTAAGCACATAGATAAGGCTCCTGAGGTCTGCTAATAGATTAGATACATCCGACCGGGTTAAATCATAATCATCTACCAGCGTCTTAACAAACTGCAGGTCCGGTAATTCGAAGTCATTATTCTTCCACGGGACAAAAGGAACCCTGTCCCAAGTACCCGGCGCATCTTCAATAGTGAAGTACGGAGCAAGGATTTCATCGCCTTCAACATTAAGATACATTTCTGCATCTAGGATAACATTACCGTCTCCGTCTTTTGTGTAATATTCTACACCGTCAGGTGTATGATATTCGATTTTGGTAATATACTTCTTTGTCTTGCCCTCATAGGTTTCAACCTGATAATATCTAATCATGGCCTGCAGCTCTTCATGATCATTATCAGCCCATAGGGGAATACACTGTTCTGCAGGGATTCTCATTGACTTTTTAATTCGATCAGAACCTATGTGTTCATAACTCCACGCAATCCCCTTATTGCTGCACTCAGTGCCTAGCTGCACAAGTTTATGTTGATACCGCTTACCGAGAGTATCCTGCACCACTTTGAGATATGTAGCATCTTCACATTCCATCGTATAAGGCTTTGAAAGCAGATAGTTCACTTTATCCTCGACAAACTCATGCATAAACCCATGAGCCAGTTTGTGATTGGTCTTAGTTTCATCCGGTACTGGCTTCTCATTCTCGTAACGGATCATTTGCCGGTTAAGGATATCGTTCTCAACCCGGTAATAATTATCACCTTTGATCATGAGCTTGCGCTCTTTGGATGCCTCAAACTCATCGATATAGATCTTGATTAATTCCGGAGTAGTCAGCTCATTGATATTATTAATAAATTCCACGTCTCTCACCTCGCTATTTGAATACTTTAACACTTGCCTGCTTCATATCGTCTTCTAACGAATACCTAAGTCCATCAATCAAATGGTTATCTTTATCCACCGGGACAGGAAGCACATTGCCGTTTTTATCTTCTTTATACTTGTATTTATTTATCTCTGTTTTGAAACATTTACACCTTGGATGGACAATAATTTCAAGACCTTGTAGGAACTTAATGCCGTACTCAACGCTGCCTTGTCCCTTTTTAGCTCCCTTGGCATTAATACCTAGCGTTTTATACTCTGCAACTGACTTAGGCTCTGCGCAATCACAAGTAACTCTGTCTCTACCAGCCTTCTCTTTAACCATTGGAGCTGATTGGCTATTGAGTAAATCAACTGCCTCTATTTCATCACAGATATACAGACGTTTCCGCATCTTATCGTAATGAGACTTGATATAAGCAAATGGATCCTCAGCGAATCCCCAATCAATACCATGACGATAGTTATCAAACGTCGGCTCAATATCGGAGAAATCTTCAACTCTCCAATTCTTAAAGATAACCGCTCCAAGAGTTCCCCAGTTACCCAAGGTATAAACCTCGTAGTAGTATTTATCTGTCTCATTCTCAAGTGCTGCTATATCATCTGGAGTAAGGAAGTGGTTGTCTTTGTATGTCGTCTTAAGAATTGAAGTATTATCCTTCTCGATATACTGCTTATCATCTTCCCAGATACCGAAGTACTCTTCATATATCCAATGATCCTTCAATATAGGATTAAAGCTTAATGTAAGCCGCTTAATTACCTCCGACCGCCCTCTGAGACGTTTGTCTAGCTGCTTAATATCGCTACGTTCGCACTCAGTAGCTTCCTCCACCCATATATCAGTGATAACACCTTTTTTGGGAGTAATCGACTTTACCTTTTCAACATCATCCAGACCGCAGAAAAGGATCTGCATATCATTTAGATTACAGGTGATTATCATATCTGTTTTATTGATGTCAAAATACTCCCGGAGATTAAAGGCGTTTATGGCTTTAGTAATCTCGTTTAAGCAAGAACGCTTTATCGTTGATTGAACATTTCTTACAACTAAGTAATTTCGTTTACCTCCCAAAACATCTAATACAGTTCTTTGGGCCAAAGAAAAAGACTTACCCGAAGATGATCCTCCAAAGTAAATCTGATAACGGTTGTTATTATGAAATTGATATTTTAAATATATTTCATTGAATACCTTTGGATCTATATCGAGGTTAATCGCCATAGTCCTCACCACCAATTTTTATTGTGATTTCAGTATTCGCATCACCTCTTAGTTTAATATTATCTGTGAACATACCCAGATGTTTGCCAAGAAGCTCCAGAGCCCTAACCTTATCGCACGTACTAACCTCAATACCGTTCTTCCCCATCTTTATACCGGCGATGGCTTTCTTCTTCTCTTCAGGAAGCCTATCAGTCGGAGTAATCTTTACTGTTTCCCATGTCTTCAATTTGCCAGTATCAGGATCCATTACATACTGCCCATTCAGAATCATTGGCTCATCCACAACTTGGGAGAAGTCTGATCCATTAGTAAATGCTATTGCAGCCAACTCCTTTAGAACCATATCTTGAGTGATCTCAGTACGTTTTTCACGGTCCTTCATGCGTTCTTCAATATACTTTGCAACGTTAACATTAGTTAACAATCTACTTGCAGCTGCTTTAGCTACTTCATCGCTCTTTACATTCTTATATATAGCCTTATATGCTCTAGTGGCATTAAGGTCTATTAGATATTCATCTGCAAATAACTTTTGTTTATCGGTTAACATTAATGCTCACCTACCTTTTTAGAATAAAAAAAGAACCAAGTTAGTTTTGGTTCCTTAATCTATAGTTACATATTATTATTTATTAGTGTATAATTCTGAGCTACCTGCTCAATAATAATATTGAAAATACGGGCAGGTAACCCGGAATGATTTTTTAAGACCTCCTGTTGTGTTTGCGTATGATGTTAAAAATATATGGTGATGCATATATAATTAATTGCAAATTCAGCAAGAGGTCAATGTTAACAATAATAATGCACAATATCACTCCCTTTCTGTTTCAGAGTGCTATTATTTTGTGCATTTTTTGTTTATATATACATGCTATAGCAATTTATAAAATAGCATCCAGAAATTAATCTGGATGCCAGCCTCCGCTCTTGGAGGTCTTTGAATTATCATAATGGCTTATTGGCTCTGATATTTGCTGCATAAAAAAGCACCCCGAAGGATGCTATTATATATATAACTTGCTGCGATGTTAAATGTCAACTATAACATCAAACTGCAACGTCCGATTCTTCACTATTTTTATATACATTAATTTCAAAACATACACCCTTAACACTTCTGCCGCTTTCATAGTTTCTATGTCTATATTCATGAGGAATTATTTTTGCAATTCGAAAGTCTTTTTGTATTGCTTCCTCAGTAATTTCTTTAGCGATTGCTGCCTTTTTCCCTAATCCAAATAAATAAATAGTCTCGATTCCATCATCAATAGATTTAAATAAATGTTTTAAATAAACTTTCGTACCATTAAATTTATATGTTATTGAGTTAGCTGTTAGGAATATACGTATTTTAAAATAGTTTCGATTAAAATAAAATTCACTAACATCTGTGACACTGCCTGTTGCAATATTATGTAGAAATCGCAAAAATTCGCTGGTCTCATATGTAAAACATTGATCACCAATTTCTTCAGGATATAGTTGTCTTGCTGATTTTGAATATTCATTTAAAAGTATTTGATAAAACATTCCATTACCATCAAGCGTTTTTATATCATTCAATAAATCTCTTACTTCTTCACTCTCATTTTTTAAAGGATCCAATATATTATCATCAAAATAATCCAATGCTTCACTATCACCTTTTAAAATTATATCTCTACATACTGCTAATCTTGATGCTTTGATAATTTCTTTGTTTACATATTTTTTAGCTTTTGGTAATAATCCCACATCAACAAAAGCTGTTACGGCCGTTACAAAATTTTTATGAGGATTTGATTTATATTCTAATCGTATAATTGCTTGATTTTTATTAATAAAAGACTCCACGCTTTCTTCTTTTACCCATTGTATTTTAAAATCAGGAATCATAACATCAACGTCAAGAGACTTTACCATTTTAGTTGCCTTTATCACTCGCCCCTTAATGGAGTTGGATACCGTTCCTTTTCTGGCTGTTTTCGATACTCCTACAAATAGCTTTTGTAAAGTCCCGGCTAACATGTACAATTTATCTAAGTTGAATAAACATGCTATTACCACAATTAAAGCTGTTAATGGTATTCCAATAATCCCTGATATCCCCTTTATATCCTCTAAAGACATAGTTATCCCCCCACTCGAACAAGTAATTTATTATGACACTCACTATCTGAACACGAGAATTCAACTCTATGATCTATTGGTAAAATCGCATCAATATTAATTAATGACATCTTTTCATTGCAATAAATGCAATTCTTATTACCACTTATTACATCGTCATAAACTTGTAGCGATTTGAGTAATTTTACTATGTCATCATCATTAAAAGCTTTAAGCTCATTATTCTTCATTAGTGACCACCTTTCTTGCTTCCTATTTATCATATTTTACCATATCTCTCCTTATTATACAATATTTTCTATATTATTTACTTTTAATTTTTTATTATACATAAATCAATAATAATAATATTATTATAATACTACTAAATGTGAATATTGTGATAATTAGAACAATATTGTAATACAAAAGGCACCCGGTGATAATTCCGAATACCTTTTTGGGGAGTATAATTATTGGGGGATCCCATGACGGAAATCAGCTGCCAGCTTTGACACCGTACAGCCAACGGAGGTTTTCTTGCAACCTTCTACGATATCTATTTTATCAATTAGAACGTCCCTTGTGTTACCTCTTTTCAGAAAGTAATTTAAAAAACAATCTCCTCTTCTCGTAAAACTGTCGTCTACCACATGGCACATTCATGTATTCATACGTAATTCCAAGGGTAACATTTTTTACGATGTACTGATAAATATATGGATCAGCTTCAATAGCTGTCTGCTCTATCAGCTCATTGTCTGCTCTCAACTTATTTATTTGCATGGCTTTGTTTGCTGTCTGATCTCCAGTTTCGTTCCCTTTTGGCATACCATCTTGGCACACTTCTGATAATCCATATAGGCTTCTAGCTTCATCTTCTCGGCTTTGGTATCTCTTGCAAAAGTAAAACAGTTCCCGGTACAAATCCGTTTCAATTTCATATTTATGTAAGCTCAAGTCTCTTTTATTCGGCACCCTATCACCGTCCTTTTATCTGTAAATAATGACTGTATCCACAAGCATATTTTGTCTTACCTTTTACGCTAACCTTATAGACATAATCAGATCTAAGCATCGCACTAGTAAAATAAACGTCCTTTCCACACACGTTGCATACTTCATGATTTACATCCTTGCCATGAGACCTAAGCTCCGATGGACTTAACTTTGTACTTTGTCCTTCTCCTGTCCAAGCCCAGTTGTCAGGGACGCTCCTTTTTGGTTTTAGCTTCAACCTTTGAATCCAGAAACCCATCGTTTTTTGTCTTTTTCCTAGCAAGGTGATTCAAGTAAATAAAATTGTTTACTGCCGACTTTGATACTCCAAAATAATCAGCTATATCGGTCTGAGATTTACCTTCATCTTGGTACATTCTCCGGACATCCTCAATGTTCAGTGTCGGCTTGTCCTCAATCTTCTTGGCTTCCTCCTGTGGGATCTCGGTTAGCTTCTCCTCGACCGGATCAGTATCCTTCTTTGCTGACTGTTCCCTCTCCTGTATTAGTTGCAATGTTTCCTGATAGGTTGGAAATGAGGTTTCCTGCTTTCGGATCCCAAGAAGCTTCTCTAGCTCTTCGGTTTTCTCATTTCTTAACATAATCAGATTGGCTTTTATTACGCTTGATATATCATCCATCTTGGATTTGTCTAAAATATTTATTAGATATGTATACATACCACAGTGTAAAACAGAGATTACTCCATCTTGAGCTGCATCGATGGTATCCTCAACATTTTTAAGTTCAGAAGATATGGTTCTTAATTTACCAGCTCTTTCATTTGCCTGCTCTAATAATTCCTTACTGTTCATCATCTTTCCTCCTTATTATCATGCTCCGACATCTCATTCGGAGAAACTAATGCACTCTTTACAACCTCAAATCCTGCCGTCGCGACCATACTGTCCAGATCATCATGCAGGCCTTCGATCATACAGATATCTTCATCGATATCAAATGTATATATTAATTTCATCTTTCTTATCTCCATTCTACAGTTGGTAAATAATAACTTATTGCATTCTGACATACTATGTCCTATGTATGTGATTTAATAGGTATACTAATTCTCAAAGGAGCTTGAACATTATGCCATTCTTAAAACCCGACCACAGTCCTATCATTCGCCATCCCCAAGGCCATCCAGTAGCTGTAATAGCAGCATTTAATACTATCGGAGATCTCGTCCCGAGGTATTTTTGCGTTGAAGATGATAACAGCGAGATCTTTAAATTTAAAGTAGATACTATTAAGGCTATTAAGGAAAAGCATATGGTTAAGACATTTTATTGTACCTATTTTGCTTACGGGTACCGGAATGACATAGTGTTATGCTTTGATGTGATTAATACTAAGTGGGTTATAGGTTAATAGTTTACTTTTAGTACTTTGTTTATTCGACAAACATTTACATTTTTTTATATATTTGTATATTTCTTACAATCATATTTGGTATATATTTACTTGTATAATGCTGTAAAATTATGTATTATTTTGTTGTAACGTAGTCATCAATCATATGCTCTTTTATAAGAGTCAAAAAGAAAGGTGGTAATTACAATGAGTAAAATGTTAAAAAGAATTGCAGTACTTGTTTTTCTCGTAACACTAGTAAGTGCTCCATCTACCGCACTAGCTGCTTCTCAAGCGGTTTGTGTAGCCGATTACGGCTATTATAAGTCTTTTGAGTATCAACCATCACCTCTTGAAATACGTCCTGGCTTTTCAGCAAACTTATCAAATAATATATTTGATGGACTATTCGTAACCGCTGAAAATACTCGTTTACACGTAGCTTGCAACACCTCATTTAATGGTCAGCTTAGATATCGCATATATAGAACTACTCCAACTTTTAGTCTTGTAGTAGAAGGAATAGCTGATAACGGTTCATTCTATGCAGAAACTCCCGTATTTGCTCAATCTGGAACTTATATAATAGAGGTTACAAATATCGGAGTTCCTTTTATGTACATAGAAAATTATTCCGTTTGGTATGATTAAGTCTTTTTTAAGATGGGCTGTCTGTAATAGGACAGCCCTTTCTTTTTCATGCTAATAATTCATCCATAGCACTTCGGTCCGTGGCAGCGAATTTTCAGCTCTGGCCGGAGTGCTTATCTTTCTCCAGTCCTTCAGGTACATATTATAAATCTCATTCTCATACCCTGATAACATCACCGGACCGGTATGTAACAAAAGCGTCTCGAGTAATTCAACATGATCCTGATCAGTCATTTCATGGCGGTATTGCTTCCTTGACCGGGTAGACAACACATACGGCGGGTCTCCATAAATCAGAACGTTGGAATGGTTAAATGCCTTGATCAGATCAATCGCCGGTTTATGTTCTATCTGCACCATCTTCAGCCGCTGAGCTACAGCCGTTATAACTTCAGGAAGGTCATTCCAGTACCGGACCGCATATGCTGCTTCTCGACCGTATACATCTTTCTTCCATCCACATTTTTCGCATAGCCGGAAGCCATGTCCCATTCCAGACCGAATAAGAAAGTTCTTTGCTCTCTCGACATCCGATAAAGTATCGGAGTTTTCCGGAAAGGCTTCGTTATATTCCGTCCTCGCATACGGTGTATATACTATTTTTTCGATTAGCTCGTCCTTCTTTGTCCGGATCACCCGGAAGAGATTTACGACATCATCATCCAGATCGTTGATAGTTTCTATTCTGGAAGGTTCTTTGTTAAGCAGCACTGCGATCCCTCCGGCATATGGTTCCAAATAGCTGTGATGTACCGGCATATTTTCGATTATCCATGGAGCTATACGTTGCTTGCTTCCAGGATATCTTAATAATGTTCTCATACCCTCTTCCTCCTCTGATTTGCTTTTGATGCTATGTCAGCTATGGTTATTCCGATCCGGGTAAGATCTGCGTCTTTCTGAATGAGTTTAAGATGGTTAAGCGTTGCTAACTGGGCACGAGTTACAATAATGAGATTGCCAGGATCCATATTAAGCTTGTTACCATCTCCGAAAATAATCGCATGACCCTTCGGTACGGGACCGTTATGTTCTTCCCAAATCAGTACATGTTTTTGCTTCCAGTTTTTATTAAGGTGCCCGTCCTGTATCTTTACGTAAATATATCCATCCTTTGAGTCAATCCTCTCAGATCCGATCGGTAAACGGTTGGGCGGTATGCTTCCTTTCTTGAACTGCGTTTCTTCACCACCTATCCAATACTTCTTTTTACCTTTATTGAAGGGTACATTGCCTTTATGATATTGCCCAGTCAGACCGCTATCCAGCTTATACCTCGCATAGCATCCTTTAATCTGTTCCTTGGTGTAGTTCGTTCCAAATGCATCATTCAACATGTCAGCCATAGACTGATGTCCGGTACCAACGTAATGTTCCATGACAAAGGTTCTGACATTCTCGGGATAAGAATATCCCTCTCCTTTAATCCTTGTTGGGAGCCCATTTTTCAAATCATGGTTTTTCATATATGAACGCATTTTTGATTCAGTAAAGTCTGTTCCTAGTTTGGAATTAACCAGATCGGCCAATTCCGATGTCCGCCTTCCGGCAACATTATCAGCTATAAATCTGTTAACTTCTTTGGAGTATCTCATATCATCCCTCCAGCATCTTAGGGATTTTAACATCTGCATTCATTCGGTCATCTTGAAGTTTCTTTGCTTGCAGTACTAAGGATCCGTTAGCAATTATCCTTGATGCTACATCATTAATTGCTTTCGCCCTAGTTATTTCTTCTTGCAATGCATCGCCTTTTAATTCTTCATCATTCAACCTTTCTAATTGGGCGAATAGATGATTGTTTAAATCTCCTAATGTATTTTGCATCTAACTTACCTCCTTACTTATTTTGATTCCGATGCATGGTACCAGAAATATGTATACAGCTTTTTTAGTTCTGTCAATGAAAATACCAATCCATATGTCATACCATGTGACGATTAATTTAATTTTCATCATTACCCCCCCGGTCCAAGCCTTAAGCCAACACTTTATATGTACGAAGATATCTCGATTGCCGCTGGTCCGGGAATAATAAAATTCACAATTGTTCGCTTCGTCCTCGGTTATAAAATCCTTGCAGACATCACAGCGTTTATTGACTGCCTTAAGAATTAGTTTCTTATCGTAATCCATAGGCGCCTCATTTCTTCTGAAGATCTTTCAGATAATCAGTTATTTCAGACATACTGGATGTAGTGTGGTCATACTTCTTTTCGTACGTTCTCTTACTTCCATATGCCTCTTTATTCTTTTGGAGAAGATGATAATGCTGCTCATCATGGGTACCGGCTTTCCAGTAAAGTTCCCTTTCTCGGTATTCCTCAACTACAAGCCTGTCACCGTTAGGAAAATCATATTTGTAATAATAGCAATCAACATGCTGGTCGTAATACCATTCACCCCAGGTCTTATAATTCTCAGCCCACTCTTTCCGCTGATCATTGTTTTTAAGGATTGGCAGCTCTGGCTGTACCGGCTTAGGCTCTTCGATTACCTGAGGCTTACGCATTTCCTTATCGAGCAGAATAATCGCATCATACCGCATTTTCGCTTTTCTTCTGCCAGGTACCGTATCATTATTTTTGCGGAAGGCTTCAATGTATTCTGTTAGTTTATCGATTTCGGTATTTACATCATGGTAAGAGTAATACTCTGGATCTATTACCTCGGGCTCATCCTCTTCGTCTGATTCCGGTACCGTCTGGATGATATCAGCTTCTATGGTTTCAACTGGTTCCGGCTCAATCGGTTGCCACTTATCTCCATTAACACAATAATTATCTTCGGTATTTGGATAATCACAGCATCCTTGAATTTCTCTACCACAGGTATCACATGGAAGAGCTTCACCTTGATCGGGCTTATCAATCTCCTGCTCCCAATGATTAAGTGTATTGTCGCAACTGTTACACGGAAATTCCTTTGCGTCTGGATGATCTTTAAAATATTCCTCAGTGGTCATGATAGTATACTTACAATAAGCGCATTTCTTTTCTACGTTTTCATCCACATCGTTCACGATCTCAGGATCATTATCCACAATATTCAGGGTAACGTTCATAGCTTTAGGCTCTTCGTAAATATCAAGTGCCTCTTTAACAAATCGCCCATACTTCATATGCATCTTTTCTTTACTTACTTCAATGTCAATTCCTCCAGCAAAACTGTGAAAACTGTAATTCCACTCAGAGCAGCCGCTATGTAGAGCTCCATAAGGAGATCTATACTTCTGAAATGATTTTGATATATCGCCGGGAACATTGGTTGTTTTGCTTATCTCAAAAAGTTTTTTAAGGTCATCAGGATATTTATCAAAATACCATTTTACAAACCAGCGCTCATCGTGCAGCTCTTCCTGATCTGACTTATCACAGGAATTACAATCCTCAGATATTCCACCCGAGCACTTCAATTCATCCTCTCCGGTATCATTGATCTGATCTCTGATAAAACATTCCGGTTCGACTTGCGATGTCGCAACTTTCTCAGGCTCCGCTTTTTTATGCGACGTCGCATAAGATTTTTCTGATTGTTTAATATTCTTGATCTCTGCTACCGTAGTCGTTATAGTAACCTGTTCTAGCTGCTGATCAGTCATGGTTAACATTTCTGACAGCTTACTTTTATCAAAACTAATATACTTATCAATCAGGATTGGAGAGTTACCATCCTTGCTAAATCGGTCATTAATGGACATATACCTGCTCGCCCATGATTGACTGAAACCAAATTCGGTTTGTGCAAATTCCCATATGTTCTGATATCCATCCTCGGTAAACAATTGATTATCCCGGATATATTTCAGGTAATATCCGATAGCGACAAAACTCCTGCTGGCACTGGCTATATTAGATTTAATAAATTCCTTTACATCCAGAAGTAGTAGCTCCTTGTACCATTCCGGGTTATTATCCATTAATTCTTGTAGTTCCTCACTCACTTGAATCCCTCCTTACTCTTAAACTCAATCACCTTGACCAGCTCAAGAAGTATCTGCCGGCACAGGTCACAATCATACCGGTGATCTATCTCTTTCATTTCCTGCATCAGGATAACCCAATCATCCGGGTTGGAAATATCCTTCCATCGAAGATAATAGTTGTAAGTGTCCTTAAATATCAATCTGACCTGTTCTTTATCTGGCATTTTATTAACCTCCTTATAGTAACCGGGGTAACCGTGAGGTAACCGTTGGCTTGGTTACCGCTAAAGCCTTGATTTTACTGACAAAACTGGCACGGTAACCGTAGTAACCGTTATTTTTTACGCGCGTATAGAAAATGCTTTTATATTATTATTTGTATATAGGATTGATATTTTTCACGGTTACTACGGTGAAACGGTTACCGCAAGCATCAAAGCCTTGATTTTACTGGGTTTCTTCGGTAACCGTTATGTATTAATCTTACGGTACTTTTCGGTTACCTTTGGGGTTTAAACGGTACTTTTTGTAGATTAGATGGCTCGAATTCTGTATCATCTTCTTTAAGACTGACACACCATGCCTTCATACCGTTTATACTTACGCTTTTAAATGGACGATCCGCTGCTGACTCTGTATATCCTTTCTGTTTCATCCAACTAGAAAGTGCTTTGGAATCATATCCTCCTTCACTACACATCTTCTCAAACATACTTTTAAGAATATTGATCTTTCCGCCTGAAATACTTCCCCAGCATTCGCCGACAGGCATATTACCCTTCGTAGCAAATTTGTAGTGATTTGCAGTAACCATATCTCTCAGGAACTCATATCCTCTTAAACCTGTGTCGATCGAATCCTTTGTCTGTAAATGCTTTTCGATATCACTAACCTTCATAGCTCTGTTATCGCAGAAAATCCATTTTGTAGCCAATGCATCAGCGGTTAAAATTGCAGCCGCAGCCATAGATTGTTTCTCGGTTGCTCCTGTTCCAAAGGAATTATAGAATTCCTTATAGATCCTCTCAACCTCTTCTCTGGCAGCCTCATTACGAAGTAGCATGACAAATATCCTACCGGCATGACCATAGTTTTTTCTAATGATATCAGCAACAGCGGGAATATCATTAAACAGCTTTTCCTTGCACTCGATCTCAATAATTCTATTAACCGCACCACCGCCAGAAGCACTGTTTGTTATTGGACCTTCTCCCGATGTAAGAATACAGTTTTTCCATGTTGGAGTTTTTTGAATTCCTCCTGTTTTCTTTCCTCTTATACGTCCAGTTCCCTCACAGAGCATATATACAGTAGTTTCAAACATTTTCTTATCTTTAACCAACTGGAACTCATCCAGGACGAGTGGCATACTATTAACAAATCCGGCTAATAATTCCGTCCCTACCGGCGTACCATTGAATGTTTGAAAATAAGCTTCTTCTCCAGGGTCTGCCCATACCGATATTGCAAGCATTTGAGATACAGACTTACCAACCTCTGAACCTCCCCAAAAATGAACTATGAAATTCAATTTTCCAAGGATTTTAAGCAGTACACTCGCAAAACTGGCAGCCAACATTATCCTGGACGGAGAATCGGTTCTTCTTACTTCTTTCGCTAACTTAAGCCATTCGTCAAAACTTCCCTCTGATCTGATAGACTTGTATATATTTTCAAAGTCATTATTACCATCGAAAACCAAATCATCCACATAGGGACTAAATTCGCCTCGGTTTGTCCATCCAAGTCGACCCACTGAGTTGTGCTGAGGGATAACGTCATAATTAAGGTTTTCGATGTCATGCAGGTACCGGACCAAATACTTTGAGTTCTCCGAAGTTACCGCCACTCCATTATTGGATAGCTCTAAAATATTGTTAGCGCTTGCTATTGTGCGTCTTTCATAAATTTCGTTTCTCCAGAACTTACCTTTTTTAAAAGCAATCCTTAATTTTTCGGTACCAGTATCAATATTAGATAAACACTCCACCGGCATAATTGGATGAACACAGGCTATATCTTCGCCATTACGTTCATTTCTCCTACTAACAGCGTAATCATCAGCTAACCACTCTCCAGTCTTAAGCTCAAGATCCTGCCCGTCGAATTGAGTAACATTATCAATAATTACACCTTTACCAGCTTGATCCTCTGCATAAGCTTTAAGCATTCTTCCGAATTCCCTGAAACCAACGTTCGTTGCATTGTCTTTTAAAGTGGTGAATACCTGGTTGTACTTGAAGCGGTTATTTCTTAAGGCAAACAATACCTTGTATGGCTCTTCAGTATTAAAATCAGCTTTTGAGTATTGTTTTACCGATAATTCCTCCATACTTCTTAACCACCTCCTTGCCTTCTTCGTAAGAACCTCGGTTTAGTATTTCAAGGTCTACTGTGTATTTAAGTATTTCGTTCCTGCAGAGTATTTCCTCATCGGAAAAAGGTTCAAACGAAGTTATTACCTTCTTGTACATTAAAATTGCTCTCATTATGTAAGCCCTGGTCTCTTCTCTGTTTATCTTTTTAGCTTTGATAAATGGATCCTGTTTTACTTTAGGTTCAATATGCTGTTTTTGTATTGCTATCCTTTGACGGTAGCTCTGCATTATTAATCACCGCCTAAAAGCTCAACTATCTTTGCTCCTGCATCGCCACGGCTGCAAAACATGAATTCAACACCATATTTTTCTTGCATCGTTTTCATAGCTTTGGAAAGTGTCTGACCCGTTGTCGGAGGTCTCATGCCTGCTACAGACTGGCATTTTCTCTGCATTGACTTAACCGTTCGCATAAAAGTTTCTATCCTTGGATTTTGCCAAAGAGCTACATCATCGATGGATTTAACTCCCCAACCATGCTCCACTAATACAATAAGCTTTATTCCATTATCCTGAGCAAGTTGACACTCTCTCCGGAATCGGTCATGCTCTTTACCGCATATGTTACCTACGCACTCCTGCAGGTCTTTTTTACTGTCAATTACGACTGATAAATTCTTCATGTTGGCATAATCACCAACCGGAAGCTTACTTCTGAATATTTTAATCCCGAGCTTTTCGAGCTGGGCGTTTTCGATTTTATGCTTATCTATCTGCTGTCTAGTGTCTTCAATTATTGTCAATATGTATTACTCCTTTCTCCGGAGCAGCGATGAACTACCCCGGATTGGATAAGAAGGTTAATATTTCACTGTGATATGTTGTACTGTGCCTTCTATGAAAATTAATAGTTTCTATTTTTTTTAATTAAGCATCGGCTTTGTGGACATTTCAGCTACCCACTTAATCACCATTACTGGCTAGGCAATAGGAAGAATTTTATTTGCCCATTAAGACTTCCAACGTGTCCACCCTTTACTTTCCCTCTTGCAGGAACCGCCGACCTAACACGCTCTCCCAAATCAGCTTAATTAACTAAACGGTATAATATCTAAATCAACAGTTACGCCCTTGTCAGCCACGACAACCTTTACTCTGGGACTGACAATAGATTGTATCTCTTCTCGGAACATCTTCTCATTCGAATTTCCGTCTGACAAATGAAGCAGAACCACATTATCAAGGCTATAAGTCTTATTGACCTCTATGAAAGCCTTGCACGTTTCCAGCTCCATATGAGACGTTATTATTCTGTC